AAAAGTCGCCAATGTCGCCTAGCAAATCAGAAATGATTCGCTGGGTTCTCGATATCACTTGAGTCAACTCCTGGGACTTACGTCCTGGGAAGTTAACTTCGAAGTGATCTAGCCTCTTATTAGTTCTCTTACATTTCCGCTCAGCACCATCGAAAGATGACTGGGCAGACAAGTAAGTAATAAGGGGGTCGGCAAATGCTGCGTTCTTCGAAAAGAATGCAGACACTTGACGGCAGAATCGACAATTCTCCTCACTTTGATATGCGTGAGGATATACTTCGCTAAGGGTGCTGAGTAAGATGACATTTTTCGAACGGACCCCACCAAGGGCGAGTTCGATAAGCTTGTCATCTACGAGACCCTTCTGGTCTCTGATATAACTTCGACTAACGTCATACGTTAAATCAATTAGGTTCATAACTTCTCCTGATTTTGCTCACTCTTAAATCTAACGGATTAACACCCGTCGAGATTGTACATAAGAGTGATAAAAAACACTAACCATAAACATGTGCAGAGTAAGAAATATCCAACAAGTCTAATAAAAGACATGGGATACTGCTAGAACTGCAATGATTATCAGAATACTCATTACTTCAAGTATTCTTGGGTTAGTACCGTGTTTCCAAACTCATCGCCCGCGACAATATCGCGGATGACGGCAAGGGCGCTCGCAACATCATTAGTATCGTGCCCGAGAGGGCGCGTTACTGTGATGTTAAAAGCTACACGTTGGGGAAGTACAGCACCAGTTACATCTGCAGTCGCAAAAGATACAGTAATATCATCTTGCACGACTACTTTGTTACCAGAAGGTACTTTACGCTTTTGTATAACTAACTGCGGTTTTGACACCGTATGGTTAATTAAAGTAAAAACGCGTGAATTTCCGTTATCGGAAAATTCTGTGAGGGCTGTAATTTGAGCAGCCATAATTCTCTCCTTTTTATGTTAGATTAATCTCACCTTAGGTGGCGAGATACTAATGAAACGATGTCTTGAAATTTATATAAATCAAAACCTACGTTCAAATCTAACTGCGGAATAAGAGACACAGATGCAGGATTTCTTACCACATGCGTCCCATGCGATTTCAACTCTAGAGAATAGCTTCCGCTATACTCCGAGTCGAAAAACGTATGGTCCGTTGAGATTGTACGATCTAAGGTAGTTAAAACACTACCCGCGGCCGTATGCTTCTCACTAAGTGCTAAGAATGACGTTGATGCCAACCATTGACCTAACTTAAAGAACCAATCAATAATGAAACTATACGGCGTAATTTCCCACGCCGATATAGCCATATTGAACGAGAACTTAGGTGGGTCAATTTGAGCAACCACAGAACCTCTTACGCTAAAGTTATATTCATCAGTAATAGTGCAGACATTTGTCCCACTACCTCCGGTGAATGAAAACTGAGACGTAACAGTTTCCGAAACAGACGTTCCGGATCTCTGTGAAAAACGCTCACGGGTATCTCCATACGCCTCAATAGCTCTGTTAATAGCTAGTAAGTCGTAATAGAGAACACGCCAGCCATACCTGAAGGACAACCACGATTGGTGGAGGTTCTTCCCAGATGTCAATAATGTAACAAGGTCACGAGCCGCTGTCGACAACATTCTTCTTAATTTCTTAAGTTCGAGTATTGCCGTTAACGTATCGTGTCGTTGTGCATTATAGATCGCGGCACCTGCCGCCTGGACGTATAAATCCGGAGAGATAGGAGAGGACCTCGTAATAACAGAGGCCATTCTCAACTCAACGGGTATACGGTGTATAGCTCCGAGATTAGCGTACGTATAACCTGAATTGAACCCGTCCGAATTATTCGGATTGTGGATCACATTTGCAGATTGCGTACACTCCTCTCGGTACTCAGTACGAGTAAAACGTGTAAAGGGAAGAAGCTCGCCACGCCGCTTTCTCGAATGGAAGGACGATAAGTCCTCTCCTGAGAAACTGCGCTTAGACTCACCAGATGAAGCGATAGATTCAGCGGTAAAACCATCCGTAT